TCTTCCATATTAATACTATTACCTTGAGAGGGTGCAATTAAACTTCTTCCGAAACCTATTGTAGGATCTGCTGGGACAGTTACAACTGATAGTTCATGAACTGACCATGACCTTGCAAGCATACCTTCTTCAGTCTCATCAATGTCATTTATAGAATATCCAAAGCTTATACCTCGGATGATTCCATCCTTGACATCTTCTAAGATTTCAGATGCAAACTTGCTTCTTGAGAAACGAATTTTTGCATAACCTCTTTTGTCCTCTCCAATATATGCAGATTCAACTACACCTATTGGTTTGTCCATATTGTGATTAAACAGAACTGCACCGCCATCATTAAGTCTTGATAAATCAGCAGCACCACGTTCATGTGAAAGTATTTCTTTTCCGAAATAACGATTAACTGGGTACTCAGAGCTGAAAGGAAACTCAAATGTTCTTGATTTTACATTTTTAAAATCAGTAACTTCTTTTCTTTCCAACTTGTCATCAGAATCAATAGTTCTGATAGCTGCGATCTTTGTCAAAGTAGAAAACTTATGACCGACCTTTCGATCTGTAGCCTCACCATTTCTATAAAGAGTAATGAGTGCAGCGGGATCATCTGCTGTTCCTGTAATAGTAAAGGAACTATCTGGTACATCTATTGATCCATCTCTTACAATGCGATCAATCTTTCCTCTAGCTGTACCACCACTAGAATTCCAGCGAACAAAATCACCGACCTTCAAACCATCAGGTTCGGCTCTTTTTTCAACTGTTGTCGATTCAGTCATAGATTTTTCGTTAGTAGCGGGTTCAAACTTGATTGGATCAAATTCGTTTCTATCAAGCCAAGATTTAGCTTGGGAGACAGAATATTCAGACAGTCTGAATCTAATTGATTGAAGTTCAGCACCCTCTTCATTATTCTTTATACCAAAAATAAAGTCTACCCCTTCCGCAGCTTCATTGTTTGATCGCCTAAATGTA